AATGACACAATTCGTCTATACAGATGGTTTGTCATTAAAAGATATTTTGGAGTTAAAAGAAGATTATGCTTTTTCGGGGTATATTCGTCTTACAAATGTAAGGTTAAAAAAGGAATGTCCTATGCCACCTATGGCATTTCATAAAGCAAAAGCATGTGTTTTTCCTAATGCTGATGGACGAACACAAAAAAGTATTTTTGCTGATAATTTAGATAATGGAAAAATTGTAAATGCAGACATAGTAATTTATCCATTTACTGACCCAGATTTACAAATTATTCTTGATTCATATGATTATGATAGTGCTGACGTTGCAAGCGTTATGCGGGCAGAAAAAGACTACTTACCAAAGTGGTTAATAAACTATGTAATGAGTTTGTATTTTAACAAATCAACGTTAAAACATAGTGATCCTGTACTTTACATGATTTCAAAAGGTGAACTTAATGGAATATACGGTATGATGGTACAGAGAATTATTCAGCAAATTTGTGAGGAAAATTTTCAGACGGCGGAATGGTCAAGTGAAATTCCTGAAGATAAGGAACAGGAATTACTTGAGAAATTTTACAAAAGCAGAAATAGCTTTCTTCCTTTTCAATGGGGGTGCTGGGTTACTGCATATGCACAGGAAAATCTGTATAAGCTAGGAGCATGCTGTGGTAAATGGATGTATTCTGACACAGACAGCGTAAAAGGGTATGAATGGGATATGGAAAAATTAAAATCATACAATGATGAAATAATCAGAATAAGTACAGAAAGAAATGTAGGACTTGTAAAATATAATGGTGAGGAATTTAGGCTTGGAATCGCTGATTTTGACGGTGAGTACACAGAATTTATCACTCATGGTAGCAAACGTTATTGTTATCGAGAAAAAGGTAATCTGCATATTACAGTGGCAGGAGTTCCGAAAGATGGAGTATATTGTCTTAATGATGATATTACAAACTTTAAAAAAGGATTTATTTTCAGTAATTCAAAAATATTTCAGGATAACTTTAAAAAAGCCAATCCAGATAAAGTACC